TGGGGGGCTAGGCGATGCTCGACCGACTGCTGTGGCGCCTGTGGGGCTGGCCCGTCGGCCTCGTGATCCTCGTGCTCGGCCTGCTGGTCTGGCCGGCCGGCTGTGCCAACCCCATCGCCGACCGGATCGCCGGGCCGGCGGAGACCCCGGCGCAGCGCGCCTACCGCGCGGCCATGGTCTACGGTGTGGTGACCGATCTGGCCTGCGAGTACGTCTCGACGCCGACCGCCGTGGCGGGCGCTGCCGCGCGCCTCACCCAGGCGGCCGACGTGGCCTATCAGGGACTCGTCCGCGCCCGTGCCGGGGTCGAGTTCGGCTCCGCTGGCGGCGCCCTGGCTGGGGTCGGCGGCCTCGTCGAGGGGCTGGCGGCGCAAGTGACGGCCGTGGTGTCGCACGGCCCCACGGCTCCGGGCACGGTCGGCTATGCCGTGGATCGCGCGCTCCAGATGGCCGGCGGCTATGCGCATTTGCGGTTTCAGCTCGCCGCGCGGCGCAGCGTGCTCGACATCATGGCACACGAGGGCAGGGACCCGATGCCCGGCGAATGGGACGACGTGATGGGCCTCGCGCAGGACGCTCACGCTTGTGTCGCTGGCGAGGCCGGGCCATGAGCGCCCCCTTGCCGCAGGCCATCGACGCGGAGCTGGCCGCGCTGTCCGACCTGGTCTACGGGCCGGACTGGGACGCCGTGGAGCAGGGCGCCCATGCGCTGACGTGGCACCTGATCGGCCGCTTCGACCACGCCGGGGCCGAGGCCATGCTCTGCCGCCGCTACCCGCGCAACGGCACGCCGGCCCGGTACGCACTGGTCTTCCGGGGCACGGAGATCGGCCATTTCCGCTGGCGCGACCTGGCCGCCAATGTCGTCGGCTGGCCCACCCCCTGGGCCGGTCCCGGCCGGGTCCACAGCGGATATTGGCGCCAGCTCTCGCGCATCCTCGGCCGGGCGCGCGACCGCTATCGCGCCCATGATTCGGACCTGCTGGTCTGCGGCCACTCGATGGGCGGCGCGCTGGCAACCGCCTTCGCCGCGCTGGTCTGCGCGCAAGGGGACCGTGCGCCGGCGGCGCTGGTCACCTTCGGCGCCCCGGCCTCGCTGGATACGCGCGCCGCCGCCGCCATCGCCTGTCCGCAGCGGCGTTACGTGGTCGAGGGCGACCCCGCACCCCTGTGGCCCCCGATCCGCCGTCTGCGGCACGGCGCGCCCCCAATCCGTCTGCCGGCCCCCTCCATGCGCCTCGACCGGGGCCTCGCCGGTCTGTGGCCGCTGGCCCATCACGACATCGCGTGGTACCGCGCGTCACTCGAGGGGCTGACGCGGTGAGGAAGCTCGCCGCCGCGCGAGAGGCCCTGCTGGGCGCCGGCCTCGGCCTCCAGCCCGCGCGCCTGCTGACCTTCGCGGAGCAGGGGTCCGTCCAGGCCGCGCGCGGGCCGCGCAACCGCCATTTTTCCCTGACCTATCAGGCGCACCTGATCGTCACGGACTGGAGCGGCGACCCGCGCGCCCTGCTGTGGGTGCTGCTGTCCTGGCTCCAGGCCGACAGCCCGGCGGCATCCGATGACGCCATCGCCTTCCATGTCGACATCATCGACCACCAGCGATCCGACGTCGCCATGCGAGTTGAGCTGACGGAGACCGTGCGCGTGGTCGAGACCGATGCCGGAATCGCGATCTCGCACGAGCCCGATCCGGATGCCCAGGCCATCGACATGGGTGCGCTGTTCCCGGATATGCCGACCGATGGCGGATGATCTGACCGCCCCGCTGGACGCCTGGCTCGCCCGCGCACTCCGCGCTCTCGATGCGGGCGCCCTGCGCGGTGTCCTGCGCGAGGCCGCCGCCGTGGCGCGGCGCCGCAACCAGGCCCGCATGGCCCGCCAGGTCGCGCCGGACGGCCAGCCATGGGAGCCGCGACGCCCCCAGCGCGACCGCACCGGCGCCATCCGCCGCCGCGTGGCCATGATGCGCGGCCTGCGGCGCTCGCGCCGGCTGCGTATCATGCCCGCCGGGGATGCCGTGGAGGTCGGCTGGCGCGGCCGCGACGCGGCCATCGCGGCGGTGCATCATCATGGCCGCATCGACAGCGTGGACCGCGCCGGGAAGGTCCAGCACGAATACCCGGCGCGGCCCCTGCTGGGCCTGCCGCCCGACGACATCGCCGCCATCCGGTCTACCCTGATCGAGCATCTCTCGCGCAGGCTCGACGCCTGACGGTTGCGCCGCCGCCGCCGCAACCGCCCGCCCGTCGCGGTCGGTGCCAGCACGGCGCCACTGTGGGCGCATGAGCGCGCAACCCCTCTCAGACCTCGGCCGCCGGCTGGAGAACGTCGCCACCGTGGGCACCATCGCCGAGGTGGACCACGCCACGGCGATGGTGCGTGTGAACGTCGCCGGCCGGCTGACCGACTGGCTGCGCTGGCCGGCCGACGTCGGCCGCAACTATCGCGCCTGGCGCCCGCTGCGCCCCGGGCAGCAGGTCACACTGGCCTCGCCGTCGGGCGATCCGGCCAACGCGGCCATCACAGGCATCCTGCACAGTCAGGCCCTGCCGCCGCCCTCCGATGATCCGAACGTGGATCTGGTCCTCTACGAGGACGGCACGGTCCACCAGTACCACTCGGCCGATCATATCCTCAGGCTGGACCTCAGTGCCGCAAGCGGCGGCTACGTCGTTACCAGCGGCTTCGCCGAGCTGGGTCTGTCGCCAGAGGCCATCACTCTGACCGTCGGTGGCACGAGTCTGACGGTCTCCGAGAGCGGCGTTGCCGTCGTCGGCGACCTGTCCGTCGACGGAGACCTGTCCGTGGACGGCGACATCAATGCCACCGGCTCCATTGTCGACGAAGCCGGCAACACCAACCATCACTCGCATTGAGGCGCGTCATGGGCCTGTCCATCAGCCGCGCCACCAGCGCCCGCCTCCCCGACGAGCTGGCGGATATCGCGCAGTCGATCCAGACCATCGTCACCACGCCGGTGGGCTCGCGCCTGCGCCGCCGCCCGTTCGGCAGCCACGTCTTCGACCTGATCGATTCCCCGGCCCATGAGGCCGGGGCGCTGCGCCTGATCGCGGCGGCCGCCGATCCGGTGGAGCGCTGGGAGCGGCGCGTCTCCGTCCTCGCCGGCCGGCTGGCCCCGCGCTACGACGGCGGCGCCCGCTTGACCCTCGACGTCGCGCTGCGGCTGTCCGGCCGTCCGCTGACGGTGGACGTGCCGCTGTTGGGGGCGGTGACCACATGAGCCGATACGCCGCCATCGACCTGTCCAGGCTGCCGCCGCCGGATGTCATCGAGACCCTGGACTATGAGGGCATCCTCGACCGCATGCTGGGCGAGCTGAAGGCCGCGCTGGCGGAGGTCCTTCCGGATTGGGACCGAACCCTGGAATCCGACCCTCTGGTGATCCTGTGCCAGCGCTGGGCCTATTCCGAGCTATTGTTGCGCGCGCGCGTCAATGACGCCGCCCGTGCGGTGATGCTGGCACATGCCGGGGGCACCGACCTGGACCATCTGGTGGCGCTGGTGGGCACCGCCAGGCGGCCCGATGAGACGGACGCGGAGTTGCGCGTCCGTGCCCAGATCGCCTGGGAGGCCCTGAGCACCGCCGGCCCGGAGGGCGCCTATCGCTATCACGCGCTCTCGGCCGACACGCGTGTCCGTGACGTCGCCATCGACAGCCCGACCCCCGGTACCGTGCGCGTCACCGTCCTGGCCCGCGACGGCGACGGCGCCGCGCCGGCGGACCTGGTGGAGTCCGTGCGCGCCTATCTGTCCGCCGATGATCGACGTCCGTTGACCGACACGGTCGAGGTGCGCCCGGCCGATGTCGTGACCTACACCGTGGCCGCGACGCTCCATATCTACCCCGGCCCGGCGGCGGCGCCCGTGCTGGCGGCGGCCGAAACCGCCGCGCGCCAAACGGTCGCGCGCCTGCATGCCCTGGGCCACGACGTCACGCTCTCGGCCCTGTATGCCGCCCTGCACCAACCCGGTGTGCAGCGTGTCGACCTACACAGCCCGCCGGCCGACATCATCGTCGATCCCGGCCAGGCCGCGTGGTGCGCCGACGTCGAGATCGCGGAGGGCGCCCGCGATGCCTGATCTCCTGCCCCCCAACGCGACCTCCTTGGAGCGCGCGCTCGCCGGCGCCGCCGGCCGGATCGACGGCCTCGACGTCGAGGTGATCCGCCGTCTCTGGGATCCGGCATCGTGTTCGGCTGATCTCCTGCCCTGGCTGGCCTGGGCCGCGAGTGTCGATACCTGGGACGACACCTGGCCGGAGGCGACCCGTCGGCGCGTCATCGCGGACAGCCACGCGACGCACCGCCTCAAGGGCACGCCCGCCGCGATCCGCCTAGCGCTCCAGTCCATCGGACTGGCGGACGTGGAGATCGAGGAGGGGCTGCCGCCGCTGGTGCACGATGGCGAGGCCCTGCGGGACTCAGCCCATACCTACAGCGGCGGCAGCCGGTGGGCGCTGTTCCGCCTGGTCGCCGATCTGGGCGACGAGGCGGGGCTCGACCTGGCGCAGATCGCCCGCGTCATCGCGGTGGTGCACCGCGCAAAGAACGTCCGCAGCCACCTCTATTCGCTGGCCTGGCGCGCCAACGTGCGCGTCATCGGCGGGCCGGCGCTGCTGGTGCCCGACCTGCGCGCCCACCTGCTGCTCGCCGCGCGCCAGGGCGTGCGAGACGGCCGCTACAGCCGGGTGCCCGTGCCCGCCCGTCTCGACCGGCGCGGCGACGTCCTCGCCGACGGATCGCGGACGCGCGCGGATCGCCACCCGGCGGAGACGCTGCCCTATGCCGTCGGCCATCTGCGGCGGCGCATGCCGATCTCGGCCGGCCTGGCGCTGGACGCGGCGCGCCCGACCCTGCTGCCGCGCGACGGCCGCATCCGCGCCACCGGCGCCGTGCGCCGGGGCCGACCGCTGGCCACCGTCGCGCCGCTGCCTGTCACCACCCGCCGCCGACCTCCGCGCTCCGGTGTGTTCGACCGGCGCGGCTGGGGGCCTGCCCGCACCGGCGCCCTGACCTATGCCGGCGGCCCGCCCCGGGGCGGCCGCCACATCCACGGCACCCTGATCGACACTCGCATTTGGCCGGAGGCCGCCTGACATGCTGGGGATCACCCACGGCTTTTACGACGCTCTCGCCCGGCTGATGCACACCGCCGATCCGGATGCCCGCATCACGCAGGTGGGCTTCGGCACCGGCACCGCCGCCGCAGCCGAGACCGACACGGCCCTGTCGCCCGACGCCTACGTCCGGCCGGTGTCGGCCGTCACGGTCTCGCCCACCGAGCCGCGCGCGATCCGCTTCTCCTGGCGCCTGGAGAAGCACGAGGCCAACGGCCTGGCGATCTCCGAGATCGGCCTACTGACGGCCGACGGTACGCTGTGCGCCAGGAAGGTCAGAGCGCACCCGATCCACAAGACCGCCGATCTAGAGATCGGTGATCACCTTGAAATTCAGTTGTGAGGCCGACTATGGGAACGCTGCCTGAACCCTCGACTCCCGGCTATCCCGACGTCTACCAGCTTGAGGAGACCGACCCGATCCAGGGCGGCCCGGACGGCGTCGATAACCTGCCGCACAAGCAGCTCATGGAGCGCACCGACCACCTGCGCGACCGGACGGTCGTGCTGGAGTCCGCCAGCAGTGACCACGCGGCCCGCCTCGGGGCGGTCGAGATCAGCGGGTCGGTCAGCGTCGGCCGAGCGTTCGCTCTCCATGTGACCGGTGAGGCCGAGTTCGAACTGTTCGCGGACCCGCCCTATATCTGGCGCGATATCGATCCGCGCCCGATCATCCAGACCGTGGCCGGTGACGAGAGCGTGGACGTCGAAAGCACCGCCGGGCTGGTGATCGGCGACAGCTACGTCATCCTGGACGACGACGGCTCCACCGAGGTGGTCACGGTCGCCGAGATCCTCTCTCCCGTGCGCTTCCGGTGCGCCGACGTCCTGATCTCCAGCCGCGACGACACGGGCACGCTGAGCCGCACGAGTTGGGACATCCGCCCAGGCTATGCCCTCGCACAGGACGGCGGCATCCTGTTCTCGCGGCCCCTCCATCTGGGCGGTGACGACGTCGACAAAGCCCTCGTCATTCGCCGCGAGGACAGCGCGGCCGAGGCCAGAGTGTATTTCCAGGACGCCAATCACCCGACGTGGACAGAGGCCCCCTGGACCTGGCGCCGGCCCAGCAGCATCGGCCTGCCCGACCTCGGGTTGATCGACGTGGAATACCGCCTGCCCGCACGTGGTGCCCTGAGAGTGATGATCGTGATCGAAGGTGCGGCCGAGCCCCTGATGATCAAGCATATCCTGGGCCTGGCGCGAGAAACCCTGCTGGGCGGCCTGCATCACGCCCCAGAGACCCCGGTCAACAGCGCCCCGTCCGACGCGGCCGTCGACGTGATCGAGACCCCCACCCTGACGCTGGAGGCGTACATCTCGGCCGTCGGGAGCCCTCTGGCCGGTGTCCGGTTCCGGATTTCCACCGACGCGGCCGACTTGACCGCGCCTCTCTATGACAGCGGCGAGCAGCCGGCCGGCCTGTCGCACCGGATGCCGCCGGATGTGCTCTTGGTGGACGCGAGCTATCACTGGCAGGGCCAAGTGAAAGACGACGAAGGGACTTGGTCTGAGTGGTCGGCGCCGACCGAGTTCAGGACGGCGGCGACGTTCGAATACATCGTGACGCCGCAAATCACATCGCCCACCAACGGCGCCGTCGATACCCCGGAACAGCCGACGCTGTTCTCCAGCGCCTTTGCGGTCCATGACGGGACCGACACGCATGAGGCCAGCCGCTGGCAGATCCGTTCGGCCGCCGGCAGTTACACCACACCCGACTGGGACAGCGGCGAAGACGCGGTCAACCTGGAAGAGATCCAGGTGCCCGCCGGCATCCTGGTCGACGGCACCCAGACATTTTATGCCCGCGTCCAACACAAGGGCACGGCGCTTGGCTGGTCCGAGTGGTCGGCGGAGAGCCGTTTTTTCACCAAGGATATGTTCGCCGTCATCCTCGGCGTGGCACTGGTGTCGTATGGTGGCGGTGGCGGAACATGGGTATCTGTCGATTCGGACGGTAACGACGCCGCCCCTGACGCGGTCACATTCAATGGCCATCCAGTATATGGCAACGTCGCCGACGTCACAGTGGACGGCCAGGACATGGTGAAGGTCCCGAAGTTCTATTACCGCGTCGCCGCCGCGCCAGCGGGCAGCGACCGAGCCGACAAGAAGTGCTGGTGGATCAGCGACCAGCCGGCCGACGGCTTCGTGCTGCACCCGGCCTTCATGGATGGTGGCGTCGAGATCCCGTATTTCTACGTCGGCAAATACCAGGGGTCGAACGACAGCGGCACCAAGCTGGGGTCGGTGTCCGGCGTGGCGCCGCTGGTCAGCATCGACTTCCCGACCATGCAGTCCCGCGCTTCGGCGCGCAACGCCGGCGGCGTG